GGCTGGGCGCTTGCGCGGGAGCGGCTGGCTGTGTCGTCGATGGAGACGGCGCGGCAGGAGCTACCGGGGCGGGAGCTGATACCGGCGCGCTTGGCGCCGGGGATGACGGTGCTGCGGATGGTGCGGGCATTACGGGTGTTGCCATGGTCATTCTCCTTGGTTAACTCTTTGCCATCAATTCTGCACCCTTGACGGTGGAATCGACAATTTCTTTCGCCGCGCTCACTTGCGCGCTAGCCGTGCCCTTGGTAAACGCAGGGTCGATCTGCGCCAGTTGCAGAAGTCTCTGAATGGCCGGACCGGCCACCTGTATCAACTGCTGCATTTCGCTCTGTGCCGTTGGGTCCGGTCCGGGAGCGGGCGGCTTGCCAGCCTCGGTAACCTGCATCTGGCGTTTGGCGGCGTTGGCGGCGACCTGCATGTCCATGTCGTCCAGTTCGTCCCAGTACTGCGCCAATGCAATCCAACGGTCAGGCTTCTCGGTGCGCAGCTCGAAGTGCTCGTTCATATAGCGACCGAGCACCTTCTTCGCAACCGGAATATCTTCCCACTTGCCCGGATGCGCTGGCAGGTCGCTACCGATACTGCCGTCTGGATTTCGCTTGACCTCCGGGCCTTGATCGATGAGCGTCTGAATATCAGCCTCAGTCTTGAGCCGCTGTGCTTCATTCGGGATAACGCTACCTGGCAGCATGAGGCTTTCCGCCATATCCTGATTGGCGGGCACATCAAACCATTCGGCGGCGGCGGGGTTGTTTTTCGCCAGCTCCTCAAACATCGCTTGAATTGCAGCCTTCAGTTCGTCGGGGTTGACCGGCAAATCCTGGCTCTCGTCCGAGCTAAACTCGACGCTACCCTGCATCGAGGTCCAATCCACTTCGTTGTTTTGGAAGGCTCCGCCCTGCGACTCGACCACATCCTTGATCTTGGTCACAGCGCCAGCCTTCATAAGCGCCTGTAGGCACTCGATGGCGTTCTGGCTAGCGCGCGCGTGCTCGTCCTGCACGTTCTCCCAATACGGTTTCAGAACGGTGGCGGATCGGTCAAGTTGTAGCTGTTGGCCACCAAGTGTTTCCACGTCGTGCTGGGTGCCATTGCCGCTCAATTGCCGCGGAATACCGAGAATCAGCTCGCAGAACGTGAGCAGCATCTGCGGATAGCCCCACAGTGCTGGATTGATCGGCATATCGAAATGGACAAGCAGTTCGGAAAGTGGCCGCGCCTCGCCATTGATTCGCATCGGCACCGGCGTCATGGTTCCGGCTGGAATCTGCTTGCCGCTCATCTTCTCGGTGTCGATCCGGGCGGCATCCGCGAAGTTGTGACCGGTCGGGCAACGGCTCGCCCAGTCATCCAAAATCCACATCACACGGTTGAAGCGCGCGTTAAAGCTGACGGCAGTGTTGGCCAGGGCGTTGCAGTAGATGCCCTGGTTGGTGTACAGAGCCCCGTGGCTCCACTCTTTTTCGAGATTCGCAGCACGGATGTCAACGACCTCCTGACCGATGAAGCTGATCTTCAGACCTTCTGGATAAGCGGCTTCCATCCGCTTTCCAAAAGCCTGATCCCCTTTTTTGTAGAAGCTGTTTGGAGTCATCCAGGCTTCTTCATACGTGGGGTTCATCATGCTATTATCGGCGGTCATGCCGCCCAGGGCGCTGACCTCGTTCAGCCTGGCCAGCTTCTCGACGCTGGCGTTTGACGTGGTGCCGCTCTCGGCGCCAGCTTGGATTTTGTCGTAGACCGCCGGGAACATCCGGCGCGCCTCTCCGAGGTCAATCTCGCAGCTCTTCACGAGAATTGGAGTGCAATGCAGAGGATTAACACCCTTGGCCTTCGGATCGCAATCAATTTCCAGTGGGGAATGCAAACTCCACTTCACGCCAGCGCGCGGCACTCTCTTTGTGCCGGTCATCTGCATGCTGATCCGGTTACCTTCGCCGGCGGCGTAGTAGCTCTCCTGGCCCATCCATGCGCCGCATCCGGGGCACTTCATACCGTCCGCCGTAGTGGCTGGCGTCTCGGTGGCGCAGGCCGGGCAGCGGTAGCGAGCGGGCTGCTGAATTTCCATGTCGGCGAATTCGGGCTGCTCGTCATAGCCAAACATGTTGCCGTCAATCACGGCTCGGGTATAGCGGAAGTAGCTGCCAAACAGAAACATCATCTCGAAAACGCTGCGGATAATCTTCCGTATTTCGTTCTTGCGCTCGATGATCCGGATGGCATCGCCGGCGGCCTTGGCGGTCACCGTATCTTTGAGGCTGGGGTCGGCGTCGCAGGGCTTGATTACCGTCTTCGGCACCGCGCGGCTCATGGTGCCCGTGAAGACATTGCAGAACATGAGCGTAAGGGGATTGATCCAACGCTCAAGGTCGGTGTCTTCGCCGGTATCCTGGTTGTTGCTCCGCGCCCAGGCAAGCGCGTCATACCAGCAGTTGGTTGCCGTGTCCCAGCGAATAACTTGGATGCCGCGCCAGTAGAATATGTTCTCGGACCATTGGCGGATGCGTTCGAGACGGTCCTGCGCCCAGCTATCGCGGTACTCGGAGATTGTTTCGACGAGGAGCTTCTTGTCTTCTTCGGAGACGTTGCCGGTTGAGAAGTAGGATTGCTCGTCGGGCGCGGTGGTCATCGGGTTCTGGCCGCCAACCTGCGCGACCTTCTGGGCGGGATTACCCCCACCAAGACCACTGAAGCTTGGAAGTCCGCCCAATCCAGCCAACGTCGCCGCAGATCCCATCGACTACACCCTCGCTCTGAATTTTGCTGGAATTGGACCCTTGCCAAACTCGGTACTAAACCGATTCAGCACTCGGTCAAAAGGCGTCGAGAAGGGAACAGGATGATTTGACCCGTTGTCGATCTCTTCTGCTAACCTGATACTGTTGACGTCTTCCGCCGACTCAACGGCCTGGATTTGTTTGGTGCGGTCAGGGACAGCGCCAGACAGAAGTAGGTCGAGCAGCCTCTGCCGCTCGACATCAGAGGCTGCTAAGCGGCGCTCAGTTTCTTCCAGTCGTTCTCTGCTGACCCACGGAAATATCCACATTTTACGGCCACTCCACCAACAACACGCCAGTTGCGAGAACGCTACTGACCAGGCTCAGTAGAGGTGTTCCCTGCGCTCCCACGTAGTTGCCTTGGCCGCCATGCACACGTCCAGCGTCACCGCCAAAAATGATTGGCTGATAAGCCCTGCCGTTCTCGCCGGCTGTGTTGGGAAGCCAGGTCTGCTCTATAGGATTGTCTCGGGCGGGGTTTGCATGGTTGGATTCAGGGTCGAGATAGTATCCCCGCAGGCCTTGCGCAACCCCGGCGTTGTAGTTGGGGTCTTCCTGCACCTCTACCTTGCTGCACATGATCGTGGTTGTGATCAGTGTCAGCGCTCCGCCGGCGGCATTGATCGGAATATTGGTCACTTTTGGATTTGATTGGGACATGAGAACCTCGGTGCGATTCTATCACTTTTGCTGCGCTGGGGCTCTCTCGGATTTTCGAGCGCCGCGTCAATATCTTTGGCGAGTCCAGCCTCGATCTGAGCAACTATGGCTGGCGTGAAGACGGTCAGAGTCGAGCCCGCGCCAACCAGCCGGCCAAGCAATCCTTCTTTTCGGGATGCTCCGCGACGATCTTCTCGTAGGCCGTGACGCGCTCATTCTGGAACGCCCGCACCAGCTTGTCAGGGTCCAACAGGTTCGCACGGTCCACGGTGCCCTTCCCCAGCTTCCCGTCTTCGTCGATGATGCCCGAGAGGTCCGCAATCGCGCGCTGAAAGATGCACACTGCGGTCTCGAATCCTTCGTTTACCGCGCAATCGAACAACCGCTTGGCAACCTCATTCGACACGATTTTCGCCATCGCCGGAGCCCAGAACTTGCACCGGTAGAATGTTGAAACGGCGGCCGCACGTTCAGTCACAGGAAGCCCCGCAATATATGCGTACGAAGCTGGCCACACATGTGAGTTTATGCCCGCAATAGCAAAGCCTCCGATATCCGGCGTGGCCTCATAGGTGAGCTGGGAATCCTCATTGTGGAGGGTCCAGGCCAAGCAGGTTGCAAAATCGCTCATATTGCACCTTCAAGCGCTTCCCTATAATAGCGCGCGGCTTATTATGATTTGAATTGCGCGGGCCGGGTCATGCTGGCTACTGCCCGGCGTGAAACGGGCTAAATCCACGCATAGCCAATTCAGCACGCCCGCGCAAACTTTAGTGGGCGCAGATTGCTCTACGCCCACGGTAAACGGTTACAGTTTTTTGAAGCCGAGATCTGGCTGTTTCTCCACCTGATCGTTCCAGCGCCGCGATAGGGCCGTGCGCGGTCCCTCTCCGGGCCAGCGGTGGATGTGTACCATTCCGTGCCAGTGGCTCTCGGGCAGGGCCAGCATAGCCTTTCGCAGCGTAACCGCATCGGGAAGTTCATCCCCGGTCTGTGTGCTCTGTGTGGCCATGTTGGCGATCAGGGCTTCCAGAGCAGTGAATGCGATAGCAACGAATGTGGAGTATGGAGCCGTCTCGGGAATCACGTTCAGGATAGCAAGAACTGCGGTTTCAGCCGTTTCCACGTCGGTAAGTGGGGTTCCAGTATGCCAGTTCGCCGTGGCAGTTTCCAGCGTGCTCGCAGCGGCCTCCAAATTGGTGGCCAGTATGGGATCCTCCGCCTTGGCCGCGTTGGCGATCTGGTCGAGAGCGTTTCCGGCAACCTGTCCATCGGCAGCGATCTGACTTTCGGTGACTTTACACATGATTCATTCTCCTTGTGGTTGTGCGCCGGAGCGCGGGTTAAACGTGATAGGAAGATGTTCCTTCGAGAGCTGGCGTGAAGTCGATGGCACCATTTTACCCGAGCCTGAGCCGGCGTTAGAAGCGCAAATCTACTTGATAACAGAGAGATCTTGCTGAAGCTGCTGGAGGTCGAATCCGCTGGGCGATCCCTTGGCGGTGAGCCAGTCGGGCGAGAGCAGGGCGTGCGCCTCGTCCACGTACGCCCTCCAGAAGGCGGTGGTCATCTTTTTCGGCGCGCCCCAGGTGATGCAGGTAAACCCATCGGGGTCGTAGGCGGGGACGAAGACCGCATGGCCGCCCCAACTGCCCGCCGTCGAACTTCCGCTGCCGTCATCGGGCACCACATCCCACATATCCTGCGATTGCGCGGTGAGCGGCAGGCTAACGCCGATGTAGACGCCGCCAAACAGGGCAATCGACTGCCGGACTTCGACCAGATTGGCGGCCTTGGCGTCGGCAAAGGCGAGCAGCTTGTGGCCGGCCAGCCCGTTCGCCTTGAAGTCTGTCAGAACGTCCAGTTCGATGCCGCCCTGGTCGGTGGAGGGATCGGCGGGGTTGTAGCCGTCCCACTGCTCGTAGGACGCGAGGATCGCATCGTCGGGAACCGTGATTTCCTGGCAGGAATTGGCGCTCCACACTTGTACGGCATGGCCGATGCCAGCGATGGTGCAGTCGCCCAGCTTGTCGTTGAGCATCATGCCCCAGCTTGCGATGCCCCTGGTCCAGTCGGCGGCCGGCGGCGGCGCGGGCAGCGAGGGCGTGAGGTAGTTCGCCAGCATCAGCGTGCGCGTGTCGGTTTTGATGGCCTTGCGGCCAAGTTTCAGTCTGGGTTGGTCAACCATGATTCTCCTCATTTTACGCCGGGTAGTAGGCCGAGCAAATCGAAAGCGACTTCTCCTGCGCTCTGCACCAAGATAGTCAGCGCCATGAAAAACAGGAAGACAAATGCAGCGAGGACGATCACGCGTGTCATCGCAGCATCGGGTGGACGCCGTATCCCGCATAGGGAAGCAGGGCGTAGACCAGCCAAACAAGCATGAGCACGGCAACCACGACACGTACCACTTGTGCGACAGGGGGAGGCAACGGAATCATCGTCAATACCCACCAAATCACCGAGAAAATCAGCAGCACGATCAAAAGCGTTACGAGCAATGAAAGCATAATGAATCCTTCATTTGGGGTTGATGGTTGGGGGAGCCGGAGACACTGTAGTGGTCGTCTCTAGCGTTGTGGTCTGGGTTGTGGTCTGGATGGCCGGAAGGGGACTTTGCTTTAGGTACAGGCCAACTGCAATCAGGGCTTGACCGATGCAGGCCTCGGCGAGCTTCTCAAGCCCCGGTCCCGTCATGTTGAACGTAAGTGGAGCAATAATCACGAGAGGAATTGCTCCTCCTGCTGCTCCAATCGCTGCCGCAAACAGGCCATAAGCCCACTTTTCAGTCGCTGTCATCCTAGGCCCCTCTCGTGACGCTGATATTCGATAATCGCCTCATCCGAAATCTGATGCCTCTCTGCCCACTCCCGACGCCAGTCACGGGCCGCGTGGGCTTTCCTGAGAGTCTCCTTTATTTCCGCCTCCGTTGGATCCTTCTTGCGGCCAATCACCGGCCAGGGGGGAGGAGGTTCTGGTGGTCTGAGCCCCATCTATTGCCTCGAGTAGAACTGGGTTAGCGCTAACAAAAAGATCGCCAGTGCGATTGCCGCCCCCACTATACTGATGCGGAGCGTGGATGCGCGATAGTGCTTTTCAAGGGCTTCCCTGATCTCCTGATCGCGACAGTTGCGAAAGTCTATCTCAGCAGCTCTTTGTGTTGTATTTTCCACAAAGAATTTACGTGCCTCCACTTGAAAGTCGCGGTAATTGGAAACTCCTTCCTCGACTCGTCCCACGCGCAGATCCAACACGGCAAATCCTTTATCCACCGATCCCTCCAGTTTAGTAACCGTAGCACACAAATACTCGCACGCTTCCTGCACGCCTTCCCGCCGCTCCATTCCCTGTCGTTTATCTCCCTCGAAGGCTTGCATAATGGCCCCTTGTTCTGCTACCAAGATTTTATCGTACTCGTCCATCATCCGCGCCGCCCTACGGGCTTGTCCCGGCCCTGCTCTACTTCCACGGCATCAAGCCATAAGCCCAGTCTAATGAGGTTGAAATGTTGATCGAGGCTGTGATGCCTGTTTGTGCCGCCGTTGGAATAGCATATTCACAAGCCGGACCGTTGATCGGATTCACCAGGGTCGTTGTCAAGGCGCCAATGCTGCCCACGGTGACTGTGGCGCCACCGTCCTGATCTTCACAGAATACAATCAAGCCTTTCGCGGTCGTAGAGAATGAACTCGAAATTGGCTGAGTGCTCGTTCCGGAGCCATACAAATAGGTGGGAAGAGAACTGTTGTTATAGTCGGTTGTGCTGATGCTTCCACCCTGGAACTGCAAAACGAGGAGCGTCAAATAAGGGTTCGAGTAGGTGCTACTGCATGTGAATGTTGTTGAACCTGCCGCCGGATGATAGAAAGCAACCATTAAAGTGTCAGCCGTACCCGGTGAATTCAGGTGATTCCCCAAACTTGAGGTTTCTATATTGGCCGGTGTGGAATTGATAGATAAATCTGTTGTGGGATTGATAGGTAAATCTATATTACTTGAACTCTGTCGGCAGAACACATAAACGATATCGCTCGGGCCAATCGTCGAGGCCGATGTGGTGATGCTCGTACTAGACGCACTGCCAGACGTGGCGTTGGTCTCCGTCGCGTAAGTGGGCGCG